AGGAATGGCGCACCATACCCAGTCTCGGCCATGATCTGCATCCTGACGCCACCAGAGCCGTCATCGATTTTGCTGATGGTGAGGAAATCGTCAGCCTCAACGTCTTGGCCTGTTGGGAGCGTCGACAATCCCGTGTTCACATCGCTCGACTTCAGCGCCAATATCTGGTTATCCGAGCTTGCTTGATTGACGACCAGACCTGTAGTCATAGCACCGTGGGCCGTATCGCCCACGAAAACACCACCAGCGGAGTCTATCCGCATCCGCTCGGTGACGCCCTGCGCTCCATCCGCTGTCGTCCGGAAAAGAAGGCGTCCGGGGGTATCGTTCTCCCCTGGCGTCCCATCTACATTGACGGTAATATCCGCAGAGATACTGCCATAATTCGTGCCGTCATCGGCGAGGAAAAGAATCTGCCCAAGGGTGTCTCCGTCTACCACGATGGCAAAGGAGCCGTCGGCGATTGCTGGGTCACGGGATTTCAGGAAGCGGATATTCGGCCCTCCAGCATTGGCCTGCCAGGCTCCTATAGTGAGCGAGGAATCCACCTCGGCGTTGCCTAAAATCTGAACCTCGGAAGCATCGAGGCCCCCGCTGCTTGAAACCTGCGCCGTATGGCCAATGATGAGACCTTTGCCGTTCGTGATTATCACATCGGTGGTTGGCGTGAGAGTCAACGCGCCAGCACTGGTGGCAATCGCCCCAGCATCAGTCAGCGTGATGTCGCCCTCGAGGAACAAATCCTGCCACGCTGCCGCTGCGCTGCCGAGGTCGTAGGTATCGTCAGTAGCGGGTAATAGATTGCCGGTGACGGTGACGTTGGCGGCTAGGGACAGCCCTGTCGAATCGGTCAGCACGCCATCGGTGATGACCAGGTCGCCAACCGTGAAGTCTGTGGTCGCATCGATGGTCGTGACCGTGGGCGTCAGAGTCCACGCTGGCACCCCGCCGGTCACGGTGAGGACCGCGTTTGTTGAGCCGATGCCGAGCCGGGAGATTTGCGTGGTGCTGGTGGCATAGAGGACGTCCCCTATGGCCTGGGAATCAAGTTCATGACCACCGACGCTCTCCCATTCGGCCTGGGTGAGCTGGGTGCCTACGGTCTTGTGTTTGAGTTCGTTCGCCATTAGCCCACCTGCTCAAAGAGTGGAATATACCGGATAGCAACCGTGGCCCCGTCTGTGATCGTCGCGTCCACGGCATCATCGAACACGAAATAAATGCGGGTGCCGTTTATGTCGACCATGGGCGGTGTCCCCTCCTGCTGCGGACGGCTCTGGAACACATCGGATGAGTCCCACAGGGAAAGGGACGGTGCCGGTGAGATCCCGTCCACCACGACCTTGTCGGCGGATGAAGTCTTGCTGGTATACGCCGAGCCGAAATCTACAGGGAGGAGCATCACGGCATCGCATCTCAGGTGGGCCTCACTCGCACCGCTGCTCCGGTAGAAGGCAAGCCGCAGGGTCAGCGTCCCCAGGGTCGCGCCAGCAGGCAGGATCTGAGGTGGCATGATAAGGGTGCCAATATCGAGCCAATGGAACGCCGTCTGGCTCGCAGCGATGGTGACATAGTCGGCTAAAAGGCTGGGGTCATTAGTAATCCCCCCGTAGGCGTAGCCCATAGCGACACCCCACGCGACCCCGTCCGGGTTGGAGACCCTTGCCAGGACTCGGAAGGTTCCTAATGCAGGAGTTGATACAGCCTTGGTGACGACGATGGGTGTAGCAGCCGCTCCTACGTTACCCTTGATTGCTATCCCGATAATCGCCCAAACTGCTGACGACCCCAGAGTCCAATTCATGGTGGTGCTTGTGCCTGTCGCCCGCTCGGTGCTTGCGGCACCAGCAGCATTAGCCTCAGATGTATAATTCACTCGCTGGGTTTGGCTCGTACCCACTGTTGCACTAGCACCTCCTCCCCTGTTCCAGAGCAACATATCCACGACCAGGTCGCCAGCCGTGCTTGCTACATTCACCGTGGGTGCCGTACTGGTGCCACTCGCGCTAATCACCGTGCCGAATTGCGATGACGTAGCCAGGTCGTTGTATGAGGTAATGCTAACGACGATGTCCTCATGGCGAGTGTCGGCGAAGGTCACCACAACATCATCCGAGCCAGATGATGGGTCCACTAGCGTCCACAGAGAGTTGGCGTATGCGGAGCCAATGAGTACCGTCGTCTGTCTGGTCATAGCCACGCCATCGTATGTGATGCCGGAAGGTGCCGTGGGGCTGTTCCCGGCATCGTAGACCTGTACTCCGACGACAAGTCCGCGACTGTCCCCGCTGCACGTGTGCGCCTGGGTGACCGTGGTAACACCAGACCCACTGGTGGAGGATGCGGCGTCAAATTGTGGCTCCGCATGGTACTCTCCATAATTACCTCCGCTGGCAGCCGCGTCGCTGGGTTCGTTGTTCCAGGTCCCGAAGTCCTCGCCCTCTATCCAGATGCCCGCATCTGCCAGCCGTGCGTCGTGGCGGGCGCCGGCCCAGAACTCGGTATGTACTTCGGCCTCAGTCGCCTGAACCTGCATCCGTCCGAGGACATCCCCAGGCACGCCATAAATATCGACATAATTCGTATGCGCCTGGGCGGCGTCGTCGTAGTGGTTGGCGACAGTGCGAGAGGACACCCAGGCCGTCGGGATCGTCGCGGCCTGGACGGCGATGCAGGCGTCGATGTAGCAGGTGCCGGTTGCGCTTCCGGCGGTACTCTCCAGGTGCGGCTTGAAAATCGCGGCGGTGGTGCTGCTAGGCACCGTCTGGCCTTCTATCTTCACCAGGGTGAACTCCGAGTTCGTCGCGCTGACCTCCACCGTGGCGGTAGTGGAACCGCCGGTATATTCGATGTCTAAAACAAACTTGCAGTTTGATAATGCCGTGATGTAAGCCCAGACGCCGAACGACCATGTCTCGGTAGCATCCACATCGGCCAGCGACTGCTTCCGCTCGATGACCTGGCCGCTCCCTCCGGAGTTGGTCATGACCAGCTTGCAGCTTGCGGCCCCGTATTTCGATTGAGTGGTATCCCTGGCCGTGGTGCCTGTCGCCGTCTTGGACTCGGTCCAGTCCGCCAGGGCTGTCCCGGCGACCTCATAGCTTGGGTCGAGGACGTAGTTCTCGACCGTTTCCTCAGTGCCTTGCCAGTACGGGTCCGTATCGAGCGACAAGGTGCAGTGGACGAGCTTGGGGTTCGATGCGACCAGCCGGACCGCGCTCCTATCCGCTGCCCCGACGGCAAAGGTGCCGTCCTGAATATCGATCGCATATGTGGTGCCATCGCCTGGGGAGTATTGGAGCTGCCACTGGTTGCCCACGCCGGACAGCGCATAGGCTCTCGCCCGCTCGATGGCATCCTGTATGTCCCGCAGCGCACTGGTGAGGAGGGCCAGGGTGCTGGCCGTGACGAGCATATCGGCTGAGATCGTGCGCTTGCCCTTGGCGTGTCCGGTGATCCCCCAGCTGCTCATGAATATGTTGCCATGCTCGGCCCGGAGCACCTCCGGTCTGCCCAGATCCAGCGTCTCATTCAACACCAGATAGGTGGACCCGACCAGATCATGGGTCGTGGTCCCGTCGGTCAATGTGAGAGTGATTGCCATCAGCTAGACCGCACCTGTTCTTCTTGCTTCGCAATCCTGCCGATGCCGGAGCCAATCTGAGCGCCGTCGAGGAAGACCTGGATGGTCATGGGGCCAGCCTGCTGACCGACTGGCGTGACGACCTCCCCACCATGAACGATAGCCCTGAGAGGCCGACCTTTAGGCCCTGGCACAACTCCCCCATGAGCAAAGCTCGACTCCCCACCACTGCGGGCATCTTCATCATCGGTCTTGGTTGGTGCTGGTCGGCGCATGGCTGCTAGAATCGCCTTTACTTCCTCCAAGCTCATCGTGCCGGCCTTTAGAGCGGCAGCCAACCGGGCAGGGAGGTTGACAATCTTCTGATAGGCTTCATCGTCACGACCAAGCCAGAACTGCTCTCTCTGGAGCCGTTGTTGCTCCTCAATCTCCTTCCTAATCTTCCTCTGAAGGTCTAACTCATCTTCCAATGTTTGCACGTGTAGACCTAACAGCCGCGCCTGCTCCCGATATTGCTCGGACAATTCCCTCGCCAGGTCTCGGCCAGCCTTCAGCGGGTGCGTCGTCGCTTGGAGCATCGCATCCGCCGCCAGTGCCTCAGCGTGTGCAAGCATATCCTTGAAGGCTTCAAGGCCCAGCGGCTCCTCGGCCTCGGAGACGGCAATCCCCAGAGCCTTCTTGAACTTCTCGGCGAATGTCATGAGCCTGGGCATATCGGTGACCACCGTATTAATGGCCGCGCCCAACCCTTGGGCGGCGGTAGTGGCATCGTCAATGATCGGCGGCATCCCCTTCCATGCTTTCTTGAGATCAGCGGTGGCATCTACCGCATCATGCGTGGGGAAGACGAACTCCCGCACCTTGTCTTTCGCTTCACTGGCTGCGTCCTTCACTTTGGTCAGCGCGGACCCCAGTGCTTGGACCGGCGCAGACTTACCCAGTAAGCCCCAGAGCTTCTTGATCCCATCGGTGAGGAACGATAGCCTGTCAGTCACTCCGGATATCTTGTCCTTGACGAGTTTGAGCGTATCAGACGCAAATCGGATGATAGCATCCCAGTTCTTCCAGACCACAATACCCGCCGCAATAACTGCCGCTATGCCTGCCACTATGAGTGTTATTGGCCCCATCGCTACCGACAACGCCCCGAATCCCGTTATCAAAGCTGGCAGGAATCCGATGAGGAGGAGGAGCGGCCCACCAATCAGCGCGAGGCCGGTAGCCGCAGCCAGGGCGATGCCGCCTATCTTGAATATCATGGGGTTCAACGCCTGGACTCGTTCGGAGAGCATCTGGATGAATCCCACAAGGGGCTGAATGACCGGTAATAGACCTATTCCAATCTTCTCCTTCAAATCACCCATAGCGTTGGACATCTGGATGAGTGGGTCGGCGTCTGCCTCGGCTGCACCGCCCACGTCAGCGAGGAGCATTGCTATCCGTTCGGCTGGCC